ATACTCAGAGAAACCCACTGCCTATTTGATAGTCGGTGAATTGGTTGACGCACAGCAAGGATCTATGGTTGTCTCTGTTCAGCAGAGAAATTACGTCCTGTAAGTCTAATGTGCTAGTGGTGGGGGTTCAGGTGTAAGCGATTCCCAGTAGGTAAATTTGGGCATAGTAGGTGAAACCTCTGTTGATGCCCCACTCCCTCACAACAACACACACACAAAAACGAGGAGATGGATGTGCCTCGTGGGTAGCACCCACTAAAAGAACTAACATCCCCTAGGTCTTTATTTTCTTTTTTAAATGGCAACAAGATCACGCATTGGTTTAAGATTAGCAGGAGACGCTATTCTTTCTGTGTATCATCATTGGGATGGTTATCCACAGTGGTTAGGTGTTACTCTTGTTGAGAAGTACACTACCAAAGAGCAAGTTGCAGAACTTCTTGATGGTGGTGATATTTCTTGTATTGATTCTGATACTAATTGGGATAGACAAGAATGTGAACCTCATGTTCAATATTATAATGACAGAGGTGAAAAGACTGAACCACGTTTAGATATTAATGAGTCTGAGTTCTTTACTAATGGTGAAGAATTTGCATACATCTTTGACGATGGTAAATGGACATGTTATGATTTAAGTCATAAGTATGATGACGATTATAATGTAACAAGTTACATTGCTAAACCTGTTACTATTCCATCAGAATATCCCCAAGAGTTAAATGTTAGTTGAACTCAAAAAAGATGAATTAGAGTACATTGTTACTGTTTTATGGAAATGCCGTAAATCAGAGACTAAATGTGAAGAACTCTATGAAAAGATGAAACCATTACTCAAAGTATGTACTTGCAAGGAGGATTCCAATGATTGAACCAACCGAAGATATGAAGGGAGTATATTATACTCCTTCACAGAAAGATCTTTCAGCAGAAGAAATGATTGATGATTTCATCGCTGATTGTGAAGTTGAAGCAGCAAAACTTGAAATCACTGTTGACTATTACCTAGCGGAGTTTGTCTAATGCAATTATTAACACTATTGTCTATTTTGATAATTTGTGGTATTATATTAGGTGTATATTTACTAAATCTTTATAATCCGCATTAAAAACATGGCAGACGCAAGACGTTACAAGATCCTTGAATTATCTACTCAGGGATGGACTTTGGTTGATAGTGATTCTCAAAATCTTACTAGACCACAGTGTGATAAGAGATTACGAGAAATTTTGGATGTAACAGGAGTTGCACCTGATCGTTTAAAGGTGGCAGCACAAAACGATCCTAGATATATTGAAGATCAAGGTATTGACCCTGATAAAGGATTTATTCCTGAAAACACCCAATAATGATTCATTACAATGCAAGAACCTTATGAACCCGAAGTTAATGATTATGTTATTTGGGATAGGGGTGAGTATGGTAAAGATGAAGGGTGGGTATATTTTAAGGGAGATCCAGAAGAACCAAAGAAAGGATTTAAAACAAATCCTAGGTATATTACTATTGAAACTGGTGTAAAACCTAAACCACAATGTGAATATACTGATAAAAAGAGTATGCGTCATCGAATGATTCATACTCTTTTGTTGTGCTATGAATCTAGTTGGAATGAATTACAGTTTGTAAAAAAACGTACACCAGAAGAACAGATTCAACATTATTCTCAATGTGATGATTAATAGATCATTATATTTTAAAGTAGATAGTTATCCTTTTGCAGATAGGGTTAATCCTTATTTGTGTGATATTTTTAAGGAATATTATATACAATCCGTTAAAGGAGGAGCAAAAAGAACTACTCCCAATTTACATGAAAAAGGTATTAAAGAAATTGATAATATATTAAGGTGGATATGTGATCTACTTCCTGATTTTGCTTATAATATTTCAGGAGGAAGAATTATATATGACGCCCCTAAATTTGGAGGAACAGGAGGATTTGATCCTTACTCTTATAAAGTGGATGGGTGTTGGGGTATAACTTATGATAAAGGAGATAGTGTGATAAAACATAATCATTTTCCTTATACTTTTTCATTTTGTTATTATGTCAATACTCCACCTCAATCTCCGCCTCTTATTATAGAAGGTAAAAGAATGAGAATGAAAGAGGGTCAATTAATAATATTTTTATCTCATTATAATCATTGGGTTCCTAAGTGTAAAATAGATGGAAGATGTGTATTAGTGGGAAATATTGATTACAATTTAGGAAAGGAATTAATGAGGTAGGAGGGGGGGGTCGTTTAAAGTGTCCTTTTAATATAATTACAATTAACTGATGAAACCTTCCGAAATTATTAAACAAATGAATGAATTACGAGAACAATGGAGAAAACAGAGTTTTTCATTCACCAAAGAACAACAGATAGAGTATAACAAGTTATTACAATTAAGAAGGGAACGAGTCTCTTACTTCCTTAAAAATGGTATAGTATCCAAAGGAGGACTTCGCAAGAAGGAAGAGAAGGAACAAACACCTTCTGAATCCTAAATAACTAAAATACTATTTTTTGATGAAAACTTTTCAACAGTTTATCACCGAAGTTTACGACAAGGATTTATCAACTGCAACCAGAAAACCTGGTGAAGGTGGTAGAGTTCGTGCATCACGAAAGAAGACTGATCCTGAAAAGAGAAGGATGAGAGCAGCAGGTGGGGGTAAAATGGTTCCTGCTCAGGATTATAAACCAAGGAAGGACATTGGTACACAGAAACCAAGATCTAAGCGGGAACAACAACCAACTCGTGAAAGAGGTAGTGCAGCATTAGCAGCAAAAGAAGCACAGAAGAAGGCATATTTAGAGCGTAAGGCAAAAGAAAGGGGTGCTAAAACGAAGACTGCATCTGAACTTTTAGCAGTTAAAAAGAAACAAACTGTTGATCCTAATTATAAACCACGAAAGGCATCAGGTTTAACTCATCGTGAAAGATTAAATTTAGTCAAGAAAGGTGAGAAGAAATTAAGAGATTTAGTTTTAAAATCTACTGGTAAAGAGAAAGAGAGTGAATTAAAACATCCTATTACGCAGAAAGAGATAACAAGAAGAAGAAAGAAGAACTAGGGGGGTCGTGTAAAGTGTCCTTATAATGTAAGTGTAAGCGTCTGTATGGCGTTTAAATACCTTTTATGGTATAATAGTTATTATGGTTATTATTTTATGATTAAACTTCGTGACCACCAACTTGCAATACTTAATACTTTACAGGAGAATCGTAAGGGTCAAGTTATTGTACCTACTGGTGGTGGCAAAACTATGTGCATGATTGAAGATGCAAAGTATCAATTTGCAGAGAATAGTTTACCTAAAACTATGGTAATTGTTGCACCTCGTATATTATTAGCACAGCAATTATGTGAAGATTTCTTAGGACTAATTGATGATGTGGATGTACTTCATGTTCACTCAGGAGAGACACATCATACAAGCACAACTAAGACGAAAGAGATAGAAGAGTGGTATCATAATAGTGTAAAGAATCTATTGATATTCACAACATATCATTCTTTACATAAGATCTCTCAATCTCTTGATATTGAGGTGGATACAATATATTTTGATGAAGCACATAATAGTGTTCAAAAGAACTTTGTTGAAGCAACAGAGTATTATTCAATGTATGCTAATCGTTGTTACTTCTTTACTGCTACACCTAAACATTCTAAGACTCCTTTTAAAGTAGGAATGAATGATGAGAACATTTATGGTAAAGTATTAGTAAATGTACCAGCACCTAAGTTAGTGGATGAAGGTGTAATATTACCACCTAAACTTACTATCAAGAAGATAGATGTCGTGGATGATAGTAGATTCAAGCACGAACATGATTGCGACCATGTAGTATCAACTATTGATGACATTGATATTGATAAAGTATTAATTTGTGCAAGATCTACCAAACAAATTGTTAATCTAGTATCACAAACTGACTTCTGCATAGAGTTAAGAACTCGTGGATATTCTTGGATGTATATTACTGCCAAAACTGGTGCAGTTGTTGATGGTAAGAAAGTTGATCGTGAATGTTTCTTTAATACTCTCAATGAGTGGGGTAAAGATGATACTAAGAAGTTTGTAGTATTACATCATAGTATATTATCTGAAGGTATTAATGTAAGAGGATTAGAAGCAGCATTATTCTTAAGAAACATGGATTATATTAGTATTAGTCAAACTATTGGTAGAGTAATAAGAAAAGGTCGTGAATCAAAAACTTATGGTCTTGTTGTGGTTCCATGTTATGATAAGGTTGGTATATCTACATCTCGTAAAGTTGAGGCAGTTGTTGATACTGTGTTCAATAAAGGTGAACCCGCTATTTCTACTATTAGGAGGTAATTATGATTAAATGGATTAAAGGATTTGAGGATATTCATTCAAATCCTGTATATAAACATTGTAAGAATCCTAATAAGTGGGAGGTTAAATCTAATAGGTTAATTGTATCATATTATGGAAAAGGTGGTGCAATAGATATTAGACTTATGGATACTGATAAGGATTTACAACATCAAATAAACATTACTGTTGATGATGATGGTAAATTAAAAGCAATAGTAACGGAACAAACTAAATGAGAGATACAATATTATTTGGAGATTGTCTCCAAACACTTAAACAATTCGATGAAAAAGCAAGGTGTTGCATCACATCTCCACCTTACTACGGTTTAAGAAACTATGGAGGGGAGGATTGTCAGATAGGGTTAGAAGAATCTCCAGAAGAGTATATTCAAAAATTAGTAAAAGTATTCCAAGAGGTAAGAAATAATCTAACAGAAGATGGAACATTATGGTTAAACATTGGTGATAGTTATTATAACTATAGACCTGGAAAAGGGCAAGCATTAGTTAAACAAACTGTTTCTAAGAGTAAGCAAGATTTACCAGACAAATGTGCAAGACGAGGTAACAAACTAGAAGGATACAAAGAGAAGGATCTCATTGGTATTCCGTGGATGTTAGCATTTGAGATTAAGAGCAGATGGATTCTCTTATCGTTCTATTAGAGAGCAAACAGGAATTGCTCTTCAAACCATCAGGAGAATAATAAAAGAAGAGGAACTAATTAAGGCATAATTTATTCCATATAAGAATAACTTTAAATTACAATTAAATATGATTACTATTCCAAATTAAATTATATTAAATTATCTATTATTATTACCTACAAAATATATTTAAAGTAAAGAGAAAAGAGAATAAAAGCAAAGAGAATGTAGTCAGGCAAACAAACTGCTATAACTGGCGTAACCAGTCATTAAAGTGTCCATCTAGAA